CGCTCGGATAAGTGCCTTATCAAATGCGTCTTGCACTTCGACCTTATTCACATTATTCCCTGCGCCGATGTGGATGCCACCATTCACAACAATCGTTGGCGTATTGGAGCCGATACTCGTTCCGTTCTGCGCTTTCATCATCGAAGATGCGATAATTCCGTCAATCTTCTCGATTGGGATGATTGCTTCGGGTCCGGCTTCACCAACGATTCCCATTTGAGGCTCGTTCACGATTCCACCTTCGGCGAAGAATAATCCACCGACCGCACCGCCGATGAGCGCACCAACGGGTCCACCCATCATGAATCCAATTCCAGCGCCAGCCGCCGCCGACCCCATACTGAATCCGGTGTCCTCTTCTAAGTCATTTGAGAATCCCTCCATATCAAATCCAAGCATCTGGGCTATCGCCGACAATACTCGCCAAACCGGATTGATGACTTCAAACCAAGCACCAAAGGCGGCTCCAAGACCGTCAATGACTCCCTCGAAGTCGAGTTCGATAATCGAATTGATGACCTGTGCAATCGCACCAATCATTCGATAGACCGGCTCCATGAAAAAGAACATGAATTGAAGCGCATATCCAACCAATTTGAGAACTGGCGCAAGGAGAATGAGAACATCGGCGAAGGTTTGGAACATCGGAACCAATGCTTCGAGAAGCGGCGGCAATATCTCTCCGACAGCAACCGCAAGTTCAGCGAATGCTGGAACCATCGGTGCGAGATTCACAATCATCTCCTTGAGAGCAGGGATGACTTCTTCAACGAGCATGGGTCCGAAGTTCTCGCCGATGTCCAACAAGAACGATTCCCAAGCCGCACCCAGACTTTGGAGAGAGAACAGGGTTGAGGTCTCCATCACCTTTGTGATTTCAGCCGTCTTTCCAATCCCCTCTTGAGCCTTCTTATTGGCTTCTGTGAGTTCATTCATCCCATCGACATTCGCCAACAATGCCATCGCCGCTGTTCCACCACGAACGCCGAATAATTCCAACATTTGATTTGTGGTCGCACCCGAATCTCGCAATTGTAGGAACACATCGCTTAGGCTGGTGAGTCCGGTTGTCTGTTCCCCAACGGTTTTGTTAAGGTCGGAATATGACTCCTTTTGTGCTTGGATGGTTTCATTGACCCTCTTCTGTTCTGCGCCAGTAATTTGTTGCTCGATTCTTCGCTCGGCCATCGTGATGTTGAGGTCGGCATTCGCTGATTCGAGTCGACTAATTTGTTCCATCTCACGCTTGTTGAGGTCTCGCCCCTCTCGTTCGGCTCTGCGCTTGATTTTCATTATCGCCAGACTGTTTTGTTGTTGGTCGATGCTCAAGTCGGAGAGTTCGGCGTTCAACGCCTTCATCTGTGCATTGGTCGCCGCCGCCGACACCTTGCTTGCTTCAAGTTCTTGAGCAACGGTTCGGAGTGCGGTTTTGGCCGCTTGGCCAGCCGGAGTGAGTGTGAAGAAGTCGAGCCCCAAGTCTGCCATCATTTTGCGAGCATCATCGGTCGGCTTGAGCAATTTAGTGATGGCCATACGCAAGGCGGTTCCAGCCATCGAGCCTTGAAGTCCTGCATTCCCCAATTGACCAACGGCGGATGCCGCTTCTTCAAGTGAAATCCCCGCCGCCGAAGCGGTTGGTGCGAGGAACTTCATTGATTGTCCAAGACCTTGAATGTCGGTGAAAGTCGAAGTCATTGTATTGAGCAGAATATCGTTGACATTCCGAAGTTCAGAAGTCTCCATTTGCATTCCCTTGAGGCTTGAGATTGCGACAGACGCCGCTTCGGGAATTGTGATGCCAGCCGCAATTGCGAGATTGTTGAGGTTCTCCAGAGCCTTGCCTTCGACCATCTCTTCTGAACCCAATCCCGCCAGAGCAAGAATCTGCGCCGCTTCTGCGACTTCGCTGGCGGTGGATTTGGTCGCCATTCCCAGATTGCGAACTTCGGTTGTTAATTCGGGAATGTCATCCATTCCCATTTTGCCCATGATTGCCGCCGTCTTAATCATCTTGGCTTCAAAGTCGATGAAGGTCTTGGTTGCCTTAACCGCAAATGCCGCCACGATAGCAACACCAGCCGCCGCCGCCGCTACACCCATAGCGATGAATCCGGCTTTGGACATTCCAACGAACTTGGACATCGAGCCGCCAGATGCCGCAAGTCCGGTTTGAACCGAAGCCATGCCTTGTGAGAACCCTTTGGTGTTCGCACCGACCTTGACATTGATGTTCATATCATTATTGGGCATACTCATCGTCTCCTATTCTGCTTCGCTCTCTTCGCATACTTCTCTTCTCGCTTCTTGTGTTCAACGAAAGCATTCGCCAAGAACGCAGTATCACGAGGGTCCATCTCACGCCAGTCTTGTGGAGTGAGTGAAAAGTCTTTCAGTAAATGAAAATAGAATTGACCCTCATGGGTCTCGGAGAACCTTACGATTCCCCCAGAACACCACCACCGTCTGGTGTTGGTGAACCAACCGCCGATACCACCGCTTGAGCGATTGCACCCAATAGTGTCAATGGCAGTTTTTGGAACTCTCCCCATTTGAGAGATGAGTCGCACTTCTTGAGCATCTCGAAAGTCATTCGCAATCCGAGATATTCTGTTTTGTCCTCTCCAGACAATTTGAGAACTGCTGGGTCCGACTTGAGAACTTGATATTCGGCGGCTGAAATTGGTCGAGCGAGAAGGCTCGACACTTCTTTGCCATCCGCCCCAACGAGTCCAACCCCCGTCATGTCGACCTCGATGTCGGCGTTGGCTTTGTCCAGCGTGGAATCCAACCATTGAGCCAATTCTAATCACCCCTCAAGCGTCTCGGTTGAAGGTGAGTCCTTCAAACGATGCGTTCACCATCAAAGCACCTTCAGCACCAGCCTCAAGTCCTTCGATAGCAAGGTCGGTCAAAACACAACCAGATACGGTGTATGTGTCAGTTCCGGTTTGTTCTGCATCGAACTCGATTGTGTATTCTGCGCTGGTGTTGAACCATGTCCACAATTCTTCATCGGAGATTCCCCAAGCCTTCTTGAGAGTTCCGCTGACGGTCTTGACACCACGAGTGTGTGCAACATTTGTGTTTGTTCCAAGTGTGATGTATTTGCCCGTTGCTTGAGCGAGCGAAAAGTCGCCACTCACAAAGCCAATGATGGTAGTGTTGGCGGTGATTTTACCTGTGCATCCGGTGTATGAGTGAACGGCCATGTTAATCCCTTGCTTCAAACGGTATTCTTTGGGGTTCTTAACGGTGTTTATTCTTCTTCGGTGTTGCCAACCCTGAATCCACCCATATCTAAGCGCATTCTCTCGACTTGAAGTTTATCCAATCCTTCGACTGGTATTTGCTGGTGTGGGCTATGCTCAAATCGTTCGACCATACACTTCTTGCACCGATGTTCGCTATCTTTGCCATGTGAAGGTGCGCCCATTTTCAAAAGTTCCTTCTTGAATCGGTGTCGCTCATCCTTAACTGGCCAATCGACTTCGATTGCACATGGATTCCCATGCTTCTCACATCGAGTGTGAAAACGATGCCCACACTTGATTGGCTTCTTGAGTGGTCGAGGCTTCTTTGCCTTCGATGCCTTCGATGCCTTCTTCGGTCGAGGGATTCGTTTGCGTTGGGGATGCCGCTTGCTCATGATTGTTCACCATTCCGTTGCGTCATGAGAGTCATTGGATGGTCAGTTCCAGTTCGAGATTCAATCAAGTCGTGGAATTGTTTGGTGATGTTGTCCCAATCCAGATTATCGACAGCCCATTTGCGAGCCGCTTTGCCTCGCTTCTTGACTTCATTCGGCTTTGTATGGACTTCGACAAGTGCATCTGCGAGCAATTCACAATTGACCAATCCCATCTCGACTCCCCAACGGGGTCCGACAATCGACTCTGAACATGGAATCAACCATCCTCGTTCGTTATCGGCTCCAATCAGTTCGGGTCCTGTGCTATTGTCAGGGAGAATGATTGGGATTCCACAAGACATCGCTTCGGCAGATGGGATTCCGAATCCCTCGCCGCCGGTCGCCAGCACATGAGCATCGGTGCATCCATACAAATTAGCCAAGTCCTCTCGACTAATTCCATGAAGTGGGTTGCTTGACCCATCGGAGAACATGACATTATTCGACAATCCGTAATCTTTGATGAGGTCGGGTAATTTCCACCCACCCATGTTCATCGAATCAACAGGGTCGCCACAATGAATGACCAATCCCAGAGCATTTGGGTCATCCAATTTATCGAGCGCAATACGGAGAGCCTTGAGCAATCGAGGAATCTGCTTTCGATTTGTGTTGCGACCAACAGATGAGAACAATGTCTTGAATCCAAGACCCAATTTGTTCCGCATTATCTCTCGTTCTTGAGCAGGCATTGGCTTGAACACATCAATATCGACACCGTGATAAATCATCGGATTCTCATCAATCGGCGTATCGGTGTATCTGTCGAGGTCGGGGAACTTCAATTGTGGATGGCCATCGCCAACCGAATTGTGTTTGGCTATGAAATCCAACCACACATTCTTGCCGAACTCACTCATCCACAGGTTGGTGTGTGTGTGGCCGAGAATGCGACTCCATTGGTGTGAGATTGGAACTCCATCAATTGGAGTGTATGCGATGTGAGGAATGCCTCTGTTGTTGCATGACAGAACCATGTGGCCTGTGAACCAAGTGTCAATCAAAGAGATG